AAGCCCACTGAAAATGTATTAGAAGACGATTACGCAGAAGACGAACACGACACTGACTTTGATTCTGATATCGACACAGACGACGAAATCTATTCCGGGAGTGAGAGTGACTACGACGACGAAGACGAGGATGAGAATGGCAATTTGGAGGGGTTCGTTGTGGATGATGAGAGCGAGGAAGAATAGACTTAAAAAGATCCCGTGCTATATTAAAAAATGGAAACAGATATAGGAAATCCTATTGATTATGATCCATCGATTGATTCATTGAAAGATGATAAGATTGAAGATAATACATACCAACGGGAAGAACAACAGGACCCGTATTATTTTCAACCTCAGATGTCACATCATGATATGATGTACCAGAATCAACCACAAGCTACTAGTACTGATATATTCGCGAATGTCGAAAAGTCGACTTGGATTATAGCGTTCGCAGTATTCCTACTTGGCTTTTTCATGGGGAAAACCATGCAACCAGTCATACTCAGATACACTTGAGTACCCAACAAACGTACCAATCGCACCAACCTTTGGCGGTATGAAGCGGTCTGTCACCGGACCTCTATACGTATCTTCTATAAACCCCTTTATAGTACTCGCCTCCTCCGTTTCCTCTGTTTTGTTTTTTACTTTAAGTTCTGGATTAAAAAACAAAATAAAGAATGCACTAGTCAAAATGACGGTGATTAATATAGTTAACATTTCTTTTTACAATTAGGTTATATTTTATTTCATTTACGCGGACGACACTTCTGGCTCACCTTCTTCTGTAGACTCTTCAATCTTTGCATCGGTGGATGACTCAGTCTCGGTGTGTTGCTCGCGGAACTTGCGACGTTCTTCAATCTCAGCGGCAACAATGGCATCCGCTTCCTTGACGAGTTCCTCAATTGGAGCGTCTGGCTTTTCCTTTTGGAGACGCTCGAGGACTTCAGCTGGGTGACTGACTGGTGGTTCGTCGGGCTTGGTGTAGAATCGAGAGTTGTCATCACCCGGGGTCATGTGAGACGTAGAACTCATCATACCTTGCTTGCGTTCTTGGAACATGCGAGTCGCTTGGGATTGATTCTCTCTGTATCCAACCATGATTTCTTCAAGCTTTTGGTCGGTGTAGTGAACATCCTCAATCGCCGTTGGATCCGGTGGAATTAACAACCACTTGTACATGTCAACGACGTAGATATCAAACGTGGCATCTTCCTTTTGAAGACGCTTGGCGTGATTCGCGGCTTCATCCTTCGACGCAAAAGCACCACGGATCTTAATTCCAAACTTATCATTCTTCTGTGGGGCTTCTGGACCAATCACAGAAAGGCACGCGTAGAGTTGACCGGGAACAGTTGTGTAATCTTGTTCGAGAGACATGATATTATATGTTGTATTGCATTTAAAACTTTAAGCCAACTTAAAAGCAATTATGTACTCTATGTAAATGAGAACATTCTGGGATAAACAATCGTGGGCGACGGGGTTGAGTGCACAACGCACAAAGAAAGCAGATCCTGAAAAACTCCCTGATGGTTTTGAATGGTCGACGCATTCGATTGATACAATTTACACTTTTTTAAAAGAAAACTACGTGTCAGATGACAATTTTAATTTAAGATATACCGTGGATTCCCTCAAGTGGGCTATAGAGGTTCCGGGTCATCAAAATATTTGTATAGATGACACACATACAAAGGAACTAATAGGTCTTATATGTCTGACACCATTAAACCTAAAACTAAACGACACAGAAGTTAGGGCTGTACAAGTAAACTTTTTGTGCGTACACAAAGAGTATAGAGGTAAGAAGATTGTAGAATATCTGATTACAGAAGCAAAACGCGTTTCGGAAAATAAAAATAGAAATCAATCAATTGCCACTATACATCATTCAATTCCAGGATCAATTTTAAAGTCCTCATATTGGCATCGTCTCATTAATGTACAAAAATTATCAAAGTGTGGCTTTTATACAACAAACCGACCCAAGGCAAAAGTCTTTGAAATACGAGGTAGATCGTATTTTAGAAAGATGGTATCCAGTGACGTCCCCAAGGTCACACAACTATTGAAAGAATACTTCAAAAAGTTTAAAATTGCACCAGTTGTAAACGATTCATGGGTCAGACATTGGCTTATGCCACGAGATGGTGTGGTGTACTCCTATTTGAATGATGAAACAGGTGAGTTTCTTTCATTTTATAGCATCCCCTATGACACAATTGATAATTCAGAGACTGTGAATCAAGCATATTTATTTTACATGACGGGTGATAATTTTAATGACGCATTTTTAATTGCGAAAAATGAAGGTTTTGACGTTTTTAACACCTTAGACGTCGCACACGATGAAGATGTGTTAAAAAAACATAGATTTTTACGAGGATCTGGGTACGTGAATTATCATATATTTGACTGGACATTGAATTGTGAAAGTAATATAAATATAATAATCCCATAAACTACAATGGAAGAGATTCGCCGTAACCACAATGACGCGAAGAGGGCGTTGATCCAATGTGTGACCCGAGAGGGTGATCAAATATTGGATGTTGGGTGTGGTTTTGGTGGAGATCTTCAAAAATGGCACATATGTGGGGCAAATATGAGTATGTGTGACCCGGAGCCAAGTGCTCTAGTGGAAGCTCGATCTCGCGCCAAGAATATGCACATGCGTGTCAACTTTTATGAAGGTGACATACACCAATGCCCAAATAGAAAGTTTGATATCGTGTGTTACAACTTTTCACTCCATTATATTTTTGAAACGAGGGAGAAGTTTTTTAGTTCAATTAGGGAAATTAGAAAGAGGATGAAACCCGGTGGCAAGTTGATTGGTATTATCCCAGATTCTGAAAAGATTATATTCAACACCCCCCTCAAGGATGCCATGGGAAACTTCTTTCTCATGAAGACCCATGGAAATGGGGGGTACGGTGAAAAGTTATTTGTAAACCTAGCGGACACCCCATTTTACGCCGATGGCCCCAGATCCGAACCGATTGCATACAAAGACCTTCTCGTGACCCATCTAGAGGAGTTGGGCTTCACCCTAGAATTGTGGGAAGGTCTCGAGGGAAATCCAATATCAGAGTTGTATAGTAAATTTATCTTTGTATATAAGAAATGATTGCATTCATTATATTACTTCTTGTCAACTTATGGATATTGCAATCCTTACGTGAACCAGAAGAACTCGCGCAAGTCAAAGAGAAATATCAAGTTCTCAGGGAACATTTGGAAAACACAAATAATGAAAAGTTCAAGATGTTAACACGGTGTGTTCCAATCACAGGTATTCACCGCATGTCAGGTACGGTTGGCTATAACACAAACAAGGGTCATAATATTGTATTGTGCATCAGTGGAACATCAAATCAAATTTTCCATGTCCTCATACACGAGTTGGCCCATTGTACCGTCGATGAGTACTCACACTCCGAAGAGTTCTGGAACAACTATATAGAACTACGTGACATATGCGTCAAATTGGGTATATACGAGACGATACCAGAACGAACAAAGTTTTGTGGTAAACACATCCAGGATAAATAATCTAGTTGTACTTTAAATGAAAACACCACTTCGTGTTGTGCTCACTGTTATCCTATACTGGCTTGTAATATATGGTGTCACTGTCATTCCACACATGAGTAGCAATTACAACCTCAACTTGGCTTTAATGACGATTGTCATTCCAAACATACTTCGTCTCGTTGTTGGAAGTATTCCACGTCTTGCAGTGGATCGCCTATTTATGATATCGACGAGCATTATCGCGTTTATAATCACATTCCTGGTGAATACAGTGTGGGGTGATACGAAGGATGCGGTCAAGGAATACGGGAGTGACAGGGGCAAGACGCTTAAATTGAGTGCCTTGCTCATGACAGCATTTACTGCAGGGGCTTTGATTACCTATTATACAGGTATCGATAATTCAATCTATAGTAATATGGGTTGGGAATCGAACAATCAGGGCTTCACGATGTAGTCCTTCACGATATAGAAGGCTACCGCAGCGACTAAACCAGTAGACGCCAAACCAACCATGCTTCTACTCCCTTGTTCGTTAAGGAACTTGGGAATAGAGGTCACTAACTTGTCTTGCACAGGCTTGCTGACGGCAAGAGCCGCAGCCGCACCCGCCACGAGCGCGATCATTTGGTCGTCTGTGAGGTTGAGTGGGTTCTTGCTTTCTGGCTTCTTCGCTTGTGGCTCGGAAACTATGTAACCACCCTGAGGTTGTGGTGCGGTCATTTGTGGCATCATACCCTGCATTCTGGGTTCATCGGTCATCATTGGTGGTTCCATCATAATATCGTGAATGGGGGTAGAGTCCATCGTTTCTTTATTTGAGTTTATATTTTTTTCAGTGTTAACAAACGCTGTTGTATTATTTTGATTTAACGAAACCATGCCATCTCCGTTATCTGAAAGATTCATGGTATTTACTTCCGTAGCCATTTAATATATCCATATGTTTTTGAGAAATCCGAGTGACGCACCCCTAGGTGACTCATGTGAGTCTCACCTACAGAGTGTTCACCAAGGGTCTTGCGCCCTGAAGGAAATACATGCATACCACGAAGACGGCGACCGAATCGCTTAAGGGAATAGTCCATTTTCATAACAACCATGAATGACTATGTGCATCAACCCATGATTACATATATAGGTAATAAGAGGAAACTTGTCTCCACTATTGAGGACGTCATCAAAAAACTCAATCCAAAGACATGCGTTGATACATTTTCAGGGTCTGGGGTTGTGTCTAGAATGTTACTTACACATTGTGATACATTATACGTAAATGACCTAGAGAGATATTGTGAAGTATTATCACACTGTTTTTTGAAAACACCCTCACTTGATGATCAAGCAGAGATACAAAGACATATACAACACATGAATACATGTCCAATAGCGGATGGACTATTTTCGGAACTCTATGCACCACG